CTCAAAAAGAAGTCTCCATATTTTTATATAGCGTGGACATTTTTTATCAACGGGAAGAAGTACTCTAAGGGGGCGCAGTTCCCGTTTAGTATGTCGTGAAAATACCCCGGCTAAAAACAGGCAGTATCTATCACGTGGTGTGGGAGGATGCATTAGCTCGTACAGATTGGGCAGATGCAGACTACAAGGAGATGTTGGAAGACCCTCCATTAGTACAGCTTGTAGGATTCTATCAGGGACGCAGTAAGCAAGCTATACTGATGGTCTTCCAGAAGGATCACAATGATGGCCCAGTGGTAGGTGAGAGAATTAAGATCCCTGTGGGGATGGTGCATGAGATCAAGGAGCTGACGTTTAAGTGAGTTTTGACAATGATCCAGAAGTTAACAGGTTGCTTGCGAATTTCGTTGACAAAGAAGAGACTGAGCGTAAGTGTTGTGCGAGATGTGGCTACCGCAAGCTNCTAAAAGAGTTCGCTAAGAACAGCAAGAATAGTGATGGCAAGCAGAGCTGGTGTCGATTGTGTGCGAAAGATTATGCAGCAAGTAGACATAGAGATACTATCTCAAGCAAGAAGAGACTTGGCATATGCACACGCAGTGGNTGTTATGAAAAGCTGACATACAAGACAGCATCGCTGTGTATAAAGCATTGGGGTGAGAAGTCATCATGGACAGTGTTTGGTGATACTAAATCGTTTCAGATATTTTTGGATTTGCTGGATCGGCAGGGTTACAAGTGCAACTACTGTGGGGTAGGGTTAGTGATAGGTCTGAACGCTCAGATTGACCATATTTTGCCCAAGATAAACTTCCCCGGCAAGGCTGATGACGCTGGGAATTTACAGATATTATGTAAGTACTGCAACATGGGTAAGCACGACTTGGTTCCAGAAGAGTACTTTAAGCACATTGAAAGGTCATACGATCACCTTAGATTGCTGGGCTGTATAGAAGAAACGCCATAAAGTGCTAAAAGAAAAATCCAAACGACCTGCAAGTGCATCTTATATATCTAATAGGCTTTATTACCCGATGCCAATAGAATTATCTAATTACATACAGCGTATAAAAAAGTTGATCGAAGGTTACTTTACAGGGAGTGTGACGATTCACTTTGCTGAGGGGGTGATCCAAAAAATTGAAACACGAGAGGTAGAGCGCAACCTGTAACTTATAAGATACACAACCTATCAGATTGAACTGACGGTTGGTTTGGTGACGAAACGTATTTCGTTACCAGCCCAGCCGTTTTTTTTTGGAGTAAACATGGCAACTAAAACTAAGAAGGTTAAGTCTAAGAAGGTTAAGTCTAAGAAACATGAACGACCTGAGTGGATGCGGAAGGCTGCTAAAGCTCTTGCCAGAAAGATGAAGAAAGACAGTGAGAAGCGCAAGAACAATAGACCAAATAACAAGGGTGTTGTAAAGACTGGTGGGCGCAAGCCTACCTATAAAGATAAGGATTGAGAATGAGTCAAGAGTTATCAAACAACCAGAGATCAGGCACGCCAGCTGATAATGAGAGCAAGCCGCCAGTGGTACAGCAGACAACTAAGCTGCCAAGCGGTGATAGTGTAAAGAAAGCTCCTAAGCAGCAAGGTATGCCAGCAATAGACAAGCGTGTAAAGGTAGAGCATTTGCTCCCTTTTCTACAGGAGTCTGTCCAGAACTCCGTAGACGCACGCTCAATATGGCAGGATCAGTTAGAGGATTGGTATTTACAGTATCGTGGCATTGTTGATGAGAAGGACTTCCCGTGGGAGGGGTGTTCTAATCTCCACATTCCGATTACAGGGATACTAGTAGATACGTTGGTCAGCAGGATGATCAATCCTATATTCAGTACACAGCCGTTTGTGACGGCTAAAGGGGCTTCGTCAGCTGGTGCAACTCCAGCTATACAGCCCAACGGGGGTCAACCCCCCGTTACAGTTTCGGATCACGACAAGGCTCGTGATGTAGAGAACATGTTGCATTACGTGATGAACCAGCGGATTGGTGTGTACCCTAAAGTACAAGACTGGATCAGAGAATCGTTCATCTATGGACGTGGTGTAATGAAGGTTATATGGCGTAAGGAGATTCGTAAGTACACACGCCATCTCAGTCAGTCGGATGTAATGAAAGACGTACAGGTAGCCCAGCAGGAGGTTCAGTCTGGTGCGCCTACGACAGAGACATTAGAGTTCTTGGATCAGATGGCGTTTTACGCTGACAACCATGATTGGGTTAAACACCCATTTTTGGAGATGCAGCGAGAAGAGGTTGTGTATAACAATCCAGACTGGATGTTTATACCTATTGAAGACTTCATCTACCATCCTCGTGCGTTAGACATACAAAGCTCACCTTATGTAGCCCACCGATTTAGACGTGATATAGACACCCTGCTTAAAGAACAGGACTTGGGTGTGTATACAAACGTAGATTTAATCCCAGCAGGAATAGGTAACGACAGNTCAGAGATTGTCAGCTCACATGGTGAGAAGTTATTAGACGATGTTCAGACGCTGGAAGAGGGCTACGAGAATATATCTCACGAAGCCGCAGAAACATTAGAGGACTTGGAGTTAATAGAGTGGCACGGTAAGTACGACATCGATGGTGATGGGCGTATGGAAGACATCGTAGCTACATTCGCTCCCGGTGCTAACGTCTTGCTTTCCGTAAGAGAGTCTGACTTGATGCATGGCAAAAAACCTTTCGCAGAAATAAAACCCTTCCCCGTCCCCGGCAGATTTGAAGCTCAGGGAGTCCCAGAATTAATCACAGACCTTCAGCAGGAAATAAACGATATTCATAATATGCGTATCGATAGCGGCACGATCACTAACGCTGTCATGTGGTGGTTTGACCCTAACAGTGATATTGATCCTGAGATCCATCGTCCCGGCCCCGGTATGGGATTCCCCGCTGGCCCGAATCAGTTTGGCGTAGTGCAGACAGGTGATGTCAAACACTCAAGCTTTAAGGAGGAAGAACTTGTTCGTAGACTTATTCAAGACCGTATTGGTGTTTCTGATTTTGCGATTGGTAACGATAGCACAGCTGTTGCCAATAAGACTGCGACTGGTATATCTGCAATCGTTAATGAAGGTAACCAACGTCTTGAGATGATGTTGCGAAATATTTCCACTGGTATCAATGAAGCAGTGCTTCAGACGTTCCAGTTGATCCAACAGTTTGGTGATGATGAGGTTTTATTTCGTGCAGTAGAAGATGCATCTGGCACTCTGCACAAAGTAAATGCACGAGATATTGCAGGTCAGTGGGACATCGAACTATCTGCCAACACAGTAAACACAAACAGAATGATTAAGTTGCAGGAGATTCAGCAACAGCTTGAGTTGGCTTTAAGGGCTGGCCCTGAGTATATCGATGTAGCTCCGCTATTGAAAGAGTTCTTTCGTAAGTCAGGATCGAAGCAGACGAATGAGATCGTGCGTAATCAACTTGACACAGTGATGGAACAGGCAACGAAGAATCCAGAGCTTTTAGTAATGTTGAAGCAGAAGGTAGATGAACTAGCCGTGCAGGCTGGAATGACCCCACCTGAAGGACAACCGGGAGCTGAAGGCGCACCCCCTGTACCTCCAGCTCCCCAAGCTTCACCTCAAGGTCAACCCCCAGCAGGTGGGATAGATCTGCAAGGAATCATCCAACAGTTAGGGCCAGTTATACAGCAATTATTTAGCGGTGGTGGTGGTGGGCAACCCCCACAGCAACCGCCACTTCAATAGGAGGATTAGCGTGAGTATAGCAATGATGGTGGCAAGGGCAGCAAGGAGGGCGGCAAGGGAAGCCTTGAAGAAATACAAGGCAGCGCAAAAGGGCAACGCCCCAAAGATTAAGAAGTTGATGAAGAAGAAGGGCAGTGCGAAGGATGTCAAGCCAGTAAGGGGGGAACTCACTGGTAGGAAAAAGCCAAAGATGACCACGAGGACTAAAGCCGATATGGTTCGTGACCAATACGGTAAGGATTCTATAAGCGGTAAGGACATGTCGAAGGCAGACAAAGATCAATCGCAAAGGATGAAGAATTTAATGAAGTCGAAAGTGATGCCGAATAAGTCTACACCGAAAGTAGAGAAGGTGCTTAAGAAAGCGAAGGCGAAGAAGAAGAAGAAGAAAAAATAACTATGTTTAAGAAATTCCTTAGAGTACTCAAGCCTTCAGAGGATAAGCGCATTCATCTAGAGAAGCTTGCCAGTGTTATAAACACTCCACATTGGCAGGAAGTACGTGATGAGATGGAGGACTCTTTGATGCGAGAGTACATGAGAATTGAGGAGTGTAAAACATTAGAGGAGTTCATAGCCTGCAAGGCAAATATATCCGCACTTAAGCGGATGGCAGGACTTAATGGACTCGTTGATATTGTCTCAGGTAGACAGTTCAGGGTTCGCCCACCTTATGGGCAGAAAACTAAAGGAGTAAAATAAAATGCCAGATAACAAAACAATCGTAAATCAGGACACGCTTCCTGTTACCCAACCAGATTCGGCAGCTGGTGGGGAGGTAGACACAGATTCAATAGTAAGCGCAGCGGCAGAGATGGGGCACACGTTGCCTATCTCCGATGACATCGCACCAGCAGATTTAGACTGGTCAGAAATGNCTCCTCTTCAGGAGTTTGATGATGCAGCACAAGGGTTGGCTCCTCAGCAAGAGGCAGTGCAACAAGCTTCGGTAGCAGATGACGGCTCACTTACTGACAGTATGAGTAAGCGCATTAGCGGTATCAAGGAAAGGTCAGCTAAGGATTTAGCTGAGAAGGATGCACAGATTGCATCACGTGATGATGAGATTAGTAAGCTTAAGGATATGGCGCAGAATTTCAAGAATCTGCAACAGCAGTGGAATCCTGTGCCAGACAATACTGAAGCTATCCAGACTGAACTCGCTGAACTTGATGTGAAGTTGAATGAAGAGGGTGACTTGATGACCTCAGCAGAGGTTGGTCAACAGATGGTTAAGCGTATGCAGTTGGAGAAGGATCTTGAAGCGCAGAGTTCAAATGCTGCTACCAAGAAGCAACTCATCGAACAGCATCAAGTGATGCGTCAACGATCTGACCAGTACGTTAAGGACACTTACGATTTCGTTAGCAACCCTGAGAGTGAATATTACCAAGTCCTTAAAGGGCAGGCATACCCACTTTTAGAACAGTTGATGGGAACGAGCTTCAAAGAGCATCCACACGATATGGTGATGGCAGCGGAGCTTACTAAGATGATGGTTAACTCACAAAAATACGAACAAATGTTAGGTAACACGCCTGCTCCACGTGCAGCACCTGCACCGATGGCTGGCAGTACTCCTCGCACAGCTCCTGCTAATCAACCTGCTCAAGCGCAGAACTTTAGGCAGCAGGTAACGCAGGCACGAGGTGGTGATTTGTCAAACTTCGCAAAGATATTGCAAGGCGCAGGACATTCGTGGAACCCTAACGGTTAAACGGAGATATATTAAATGGCAGCACATGAAACTTATCAGTCAGTAGGTAGACGGGAAGACCTACTGAATATTATTGTAAATATTAGTCCAGTTGAAACTCCCATGCTGAGTGGTTTTAAGAAGTCTAAGGCTTCTAATACCCTGCATGAGTGGCTCACAGATTCTCTTGGCACTGCTGACGCAGGGCGAGTAGCTGAGGGAGCGACCTTCACCGCACCAACTCTGACGGCACGTACCCGATTGGGTAACTACCTTCAGATCAATCGTGAAGGTTTTGAGGTAACGGATACTGTTGACGCAGTAGAGCGTGCCGGGGTGAAAGGTGGCGAGTATGAGTATCAACTCGCTAAAGCTTTGAAGATCATGGCTCGTGCTATGGAAGTAGACATCGTATCCGGTGTATCTGCATCTGGTGCGTCCGGTGGTACTGCTCGAACTACTCGTGGCGTACTGTCCTTCATTGCCAGTAACGTAGAAACTGGTTCTGCAACTGGTACACAGGCTCTTACGGAGACTTTGTACAATAACAACTTGCAGACTATCTTTGACAGTGGTGGAAATCCAGACACCACGTATGCGAATGGTTTCCAGAAACGACAGATCTCTGCGTTTACTGCAAGCCAAACTCGTAATATTGAAGCATCCAGCAAGAAGCTGATTGCATCAGTCGATGTCTACGAAAGTGATTTCGGTATGCAGCGTATCATTCTTGATCGCTACATGGACACTGACAAGATCGTTCAGTTGCAGAAAGATATGTGGGGCATCGTGACATTGCGTCCGGTCAAACATACTCCGATTGCGAAGGTTGGATCTTCAAGACGTGGAATGGTGGAAGCTGAGTGGGGCGTTGTCTCTCTCAACGAAGCTGCTTCAGGTAAGGTTACGGAACTTACTACTTCGTAAACAAAGGTGATTGGGGGCTTCGGCCCCCTTTCATTATCACTTACTGATAACCTCCTCAACTAAACTATGGCTGACTTAAGATTAAACCCAACATACAACAGGCATCAAGTTAACGAAGCGTTCCAGCAGGTAGTCCGTGACAGGCCGGGGCTGGCTAAAGCTTTTGGTAGCTCACCTGTGGACATTAGACTTGGTCACCCAAAGGGTAAAGGATTTGCGGAAACATTTCTGCCGGGAGAGATAGGGCCGCCTAACAAGCCTGCACCGGGGAACCCAGATCAGTTACGCATAGAGTTACGGCAGGCACGTGGTCAGGGCGTGGGCGAATTAAAAAATACTTTAGTAGGAGAACTTCTTCATCAAATGGGTGGAGCTGACATAAAAGGGCAGCCATTCAATGAAGAGTTTCTTAAGCTTAAGAATGAATTGATAGATAGGATGACTCCAGAGCAGATTGAGGAACAGTTGTTCTTCTACAAGAGAGACAAGGCAAATGGTCTTAGTGGTACTAATTTTGAATCATTTGAGAACGCATTACGCACATCATACGGTGACGCATTCATACGAGGTGACCTGATACCCAGTGGTCTAACTCACCCAGAAGAGAGAGCTAGGTATGAGAGAAGAGATGGTACTGGTCAGTTTAACCCAGAGCAAATTGAAACGCTAGACAAGATAAGAGGACTGGTAAATGGAACACGATGAAGACTACATAGGTGACATAGCAACACGCCTTAAGTTTGAGGGGAGGAAATTTGTTATTGACCACGTTCAAGATGTGACTGACGTAGGGGAACAGGTTAAAGACGAGAGAAGGTATAGTGACAATGGGTTCACGGATCAGCGGATGATGCGTAAGGTGGGTAGCATCCCGTCTATATTCCTGAACAACCCGAAGTATAAAGATATTGTTGATGGTGATCAACATGCATTCGTTAAAGCGTCAAGGCGTTTCTTTGAGGATCATCCAGAATTTCGTACCTGTAACCAAAATTTCTAGGAGTGGTTGTGAGATCGTACAAGTGTAGTACATGTGGTGATACATTTAACGAGAACGGTAAAGTAATCAAGTTTGGTGATTTCCCTCATAATAAGGCAGAGTCAAGCGAGGGTGAGGTTCACTCGGTCTACACATACTTACATTTCTGTAGTAACGAATGCATGAGAAAATGTGAGCTGTGAGAATATTTAGCACACACGAGACATACTCATCACTATGCTAGAGACATACCATTTAGAGAAGTCAGAAGAGCCAACGGTAAGATTGTCATTTAATCATCCAAAGTCTGGCAATACGAACTCGCAGGGAGAAATCGGAGATCTGACAATTGTTACCAGATGCTACAACGGGCCAGACAAGTTAGCAAAGAACATGATCTCTTTGTCTAACCAAACGAGGCAAGATTATGATCAGGTAATCATACATGGGGAAGTTGATGTTGGGCTATTGGGAACGAATCGTTTGCTCTCAACTTGCAAGGACTATGTCAAGGGTAGGTATGTTCTTCTTTTAGATGACGATGAACTTCTCGTTGATGATGAATTTGTAGAGAAGCTTAAAGATCGTAACGAAGACATAGTGTTGTTTAATATTGGTGGTAACGATATGTCTTATCCACGCTGTTGTTTAGTCATGAAGAACGAAGTATTCCAGAAGTATATACATCGCATTGAAGATGTTGGCAGTAACCTCTCGTTTTTGGAGGGGCTTACACAGTACCACAAGGATATTATGTACTCCAATGAGAAGCTTACGCAGTACAACATGGGTGACATAGTAGTTACAGCGATTCAAGACAAGCTATGAGTAGTACAGAAATAGGGTTCAATGAAGAAGGTGAAGACATCAAGGTGTGTGGTGTCTTAAGAGATAACGGAGCGTGCGGTCTATATCGTATACGTCAACCTATCTCTTATGTAAACGAAGAAAAAGGCATCGATGCAGCAATTGGTGGAGTTGATTGNGGGGACAATGATCTCTTCGACTTGTTGGAGCAGTGTGACGTGGCAGTCATACCACGTGCAGCTAACGAGCAGATGATTGAGATGATTGATGTGCTGCATAAGATGACACCTCGCAAAAAGGTCATCGTTGATCATGACGATAATATCTTTGAGATTAATCCACTGAGTCCACACTATAAGGACATGGGGACAGAGGACATCGTTGTAGAACTTGATGGCAAGAAGCTGACGATTTGGCAGGATGGTAAAGGCCAGTTTGACATTGAGCGTAACAAGAAGAAGGTGGCAGCGGCTAAGAAATGTTTAGAGATGGCTGATGCGGTATCGGTAACAACTGAAGAGCTTAAGAAGTTCTACAGCCAGTTCAACGATAACGTGTTTGTGTTACCTAACTCAATTGACTTCAGCATTTGGCAGCCAGTAAAGATGGTTAACGATGGGCTTGTTAGAATTACGTGGCATGGTGGTTGTTCACATTACCAAGACTTGGTAGAGATTGGGCCTACACTGACTAGCATCACAAAGCGACACAAGAAAGTTAAGCTTGAGATATGCGGTCATGAGTTCAAGGGAATATTCAAGGATGTAAACAGGAAGCAGTATCA